GTGGAAATCCCCGGGCTATTGAATGGAGAAGAGATACAGCAAGACCTATTGGGTCTATCAGGGAACAGATGAATCTTTCGTCGACTTTTTCAGAACTAATAGAACAGGAACGACGAGAAGCAAATAATGTGTCAGAAGCAACTAGAAGCCTGGAAGCACGCCAAAGACTATTTCCATCTGAGTACAGTTATCAACCCACTAATAGCCATCCAGAAGGACCGGTGACAGATGTAATAGGTAATGAAGGAGAAGTATATACGATGAATAACGTAAAGTTTATATGCCACGGAGAAACATTCAGCTTACCCAGGCCTCAGTCTGACATGATTTCAAGGAATCTGCCGAAAACCATTACGGAGGTAGTTATATGGAACACTCATGGTAGAAGAAGTCTTGCTCCTCTTACATCAAAGATATTGAAGGCAATTAAGCGACTACATATTTTCAGCTGGGACTATCCTGGGTTTAAAACAGCATCAGGCCCTGATAGACGCTCTAACAGGATTATAGAGATTAGTGTCGACGGTGAATTCACCAACCCTTTCAGTGTCAAGTTTCCAAGAAGGCAGACCTTTCCTCCGGTAGTATTGGACGGGCAGGTTGTAGGTGAGTTTGATAAAAAGAATAATCTTCTATGGCTATACTTCGACATGGTTCATGCACCAGAAGATATTGGCTGGTTAATGGAGGGGATATTTCTTCAGAACGGTCTGTTTGGAAGTATTCAGGAAGCTCAGTTTACAGAGATGGTAGCAAAAAGGTTTACTGTTAATGCTACTAACAGAATAAGAACCTTAAAGGCTGAGATAGAGAAGGGAATAAAACAGCTTCAGGCTACTGAAACAGAATTGACCAAACTGCTGCTACTCTCCAATGCTAAAAAGGAGCTGACAAAATCTATTCAGAATGGTCTCAAGTATATCGCTGACCAGGGTACAGAGGTTGAGCTTACTGGTACCGGTTTGTGTTATATTATAAAAGACCTGACAATAGAGGAGACTCTTATTGGTGATATGAGAGTTAGTATCAATTTCGATGGGCTAATCAAAATAGTTAACCTGACAAGGAAAATAGAGTCTTACGATCATCCGTATATTATGGATGGTAATCCCTGTTTCGGAGACTTTTGGGAACTGTTATTCAAAGGTGAGGGTAGTAATATTCTGTTAAATCTTGGCGTGGTGTATGAGACGCTTATGGAGTTCTTGAGTCATTATAGCCCTAGCAATCCGCATAAACATTTGGAAGCATGGACAGAGCTTGGTAAAGAGATGAAGACTAAACCTTCAATCCCAGTTGAGGTTACCGACGCATATACTACTACAGCCTTGTCTCCAGTTACTCCATCTACCGCATATACTACTACTTCTACTTTTGTAGTTGATGATGCTTCTACCAGTTAACGAAAGGAATATTAAATGGCCGCAAAGAAAAAACCGGAGGCTGCTACCATGACATTGAGTATTCCGATAGCCTCTTATAAAGAGCTGACATTGCTAACCAGGTCGAGCAAATCGGAGATACAGGGATTCTTTCAGGTAGAACAGGTGAGTAAACGTGAATTCAGGATGGGTAAGTTGTTCATGCTGAAGGCTCGTGCTACATCATCCAGCACTGATTCCGATTTCGACTTTCTGGAAGAGCCTACTGACGAAGAAAGTATTTTGTTGAGAGGCTGGTGGCATACTCATCCAAAGTTCAATACCGGATTCAGCTCTACCGATTATACCAATGTAGATGAAAATCTCGATTTTCCCTATGTCATTATGCTTTGCACTTCTGCTACTAATTCGCCTTCAGCACTGTTATATGTTGCCGAATACGGCATCTATCTCGATATGAAGGTAGAACTAGATTTAGCCATAACGGAAGAAGAAATGGATTCAGCAGCAGAAAGGGTACGTAAATGTATAATAGGCAGCGGAAGTTATTCAACCCGGAGGAATCAATCTTACTCAGGAAAAGGATATTTCTCTTTGGACTTGGAGGACTCGGCAGCTGGGCGTGGGAAGGTCTCCAAAAGTTGGGATTCAGGGAACAACTCACAGGGATCGACCCGGACATCATCGAAAAAGTCAACGTCCCGCTCCAGGTCTACAAAGAAGAAGAAGAAGGAGCTTATAAAGCGTCTAAAGTTACAAGAAACGAAGGCAACAGTACAATAGTCGGCACTGATGAATGTTTGCCGACATTTCCCGCTTCAGCTGTAATCGTATTGGCAACAGATAACATAGTCAGCCGAAGGAGGATCTATGAAAAAGCACCCTTAAGCGCAGTGATTGTTGACGGGCGGATGGCGGGTCAGTATTACGAAGTATGGATTTGTAGAAAATGGAAGTCAAAGGATGTGAAGCGATATGAAGAATCATTCTTTGACCCGAGTGAAGCAACTGCTATGCCTTGTGGAGAGCAGGGTATTGTTTATTGCTTTATGAGTGCTGCCGCAGAAATGGTAGCTGACGTTAAGCGCATATTCAATAAGGAGTGGAGTGTAATGAATCATTTTCTTAGCTTGGATATGCTCACCGGTGAACGAATAACTTATCCGCTGTAGCGGAGATCCCATTTTATGAAAGAATGGGAGAAAGGACAAATTGATGAAGGTACAGGTAGTAAAGATCGGTGCATGGATCAAAGAGGCAGATATTGCAGAGAGTTGTGGTACGGTGGGTGACGCATTGGATTCTATTGGCGAAAGCGTTCCTGTAGGGTATACTCTCACGGTTAATGGCTCTTCTGCCACCAGGGCGACCAGTTTGTCGGAGGATGATACCGTGAGGCTTCGTCCTTCCAAGTCTGAAGGTGGTATAGCTAAGTGGTAACAGTAGTTCCAGTTCTCTCCACTGGGACGTTTAGTTAATTAATGGTCAATAGCGGGTCTTACGGCTAACCCTAAGTGTTCACTCACAAATCGTATACTAACCATTTCCTGCCTTAATCCCCACTAAGCCAACCGCTATTGACCCAGAAAGGACTTATAATGATAGACGAAAATATCAAATGGTGTCGTTTCAAAAAAGATCTGATAGGGAATCTCGAATGTGAAGCCTGCTGGCTTACTGCCAAAGCTCCATTAACTCTATCCACAAGAGCTGCATGCGTGATGTGGAACAGAAAAATAGATACCACGGGCAAGGATATTATGATAAAACAGATGAAGCGAGTTGATATTGATGAACAGTCAGAGGAACACGATTTACTTTCAAGCTACGGAGACGATTATGAATGGAACGGTTACCAAGCCTTCACTGGAGGACATTACGGCTTTAGTTCAAAGAATGTCACGGACTGGCGAGACCATTGTGATGATCCACTTGCGGGAATCAGCCTTAAAGAAATACGGTAAAGCGGTTATTGTATTCAACGGCACAATAGAAAAATTTGTCAAACGATACTTCCCCCGCAGAACGACTTCAGTAAAGAAACCAAGGAAGAAAAATGAAAAAAATACCAACAATATTCCTACGAGATCCAGACAATCTCAGTGAAGTAACTGACGATCCACATCCTGGTTGTGAATGGGTATTTGAAGGGGAAGGAATAGCCACACAAAAATATGACGGCACTTGTGTACTGATAGACAAAGGTAAGTATTACAAGCGCCAGATGATAAAGACAAACAAACAGGGTGTGCTAACAGTTCCAAAAGGGTTTAAACCAATTAGCCATGATGTTGAAACAGACAAAATTATAGGTTGGGTAGAAGTGGACCCAAAGGCTAAAGAAAACAGATGGCATATAGAAGCTTTAGAAAGCCAGAAGTTAAGGGATTATCTATGTGAAACTTTTGAACTGGTAGGTCCGAAAATTCAGGGTAACCCAGAGAATTTCCAATCTCACTGTTTAATTCCACATTACACAGCACAAGTTTTTCTTAGTGTTCCCAGGAAATATGCTGCGTTGAAAGAATGGTTCAAAGACAAAGATATCGAAGGAATAGTATTTCATCATTACGATGGCAGAATGGCGAAAATAAAGAAACGCGACTTTGGTTTAAGCAGAAAGGAGTAATCATGGTAAAGGTGTATCTGGACAAAAAGTTATCTGATAGCATTGTGGATGTTCCAACCGGGACTACTGTTTACTTGAGCCCGGAACAGGGCATATTAGTACTAAGAATTCGTGATGCAATGTTGGATGTTGTATCAGAGTTTTTCATAAGTAATATATATGGCTACCAAATTGTACCGGAGGAAAAGAATGGGATGGCTTCTGATTGATACCGAGAATGGCTCAAAGACATTAGGCGACCCAAGGCAGATAAAGGACAAGCTCGGGTTACCACCGATAATAATGAACCAATGGGGAGAGCTGATATCACTGTACAACCAGCTGTTCAAAAGGGACACAGTAGAAAATATTATCAAAATAGACGAGCTGGAAATTCCACAGAAGACAGTAATGACAACATTAAAGAATCCCAAACTGCCTATTGATGGGATAGTAGTTGATACATTCAGTGAGCTGGTAAAAAAACTCAGTAGACAGATACAGGGTAAAAAGGAAAAGATGGAATGGCCCGATTATCACAAGCTGATGATTAAGGTTGATAAGATACTGGAATATTCCAACCGAATACCTTTAAGCATGATATTCAATTGTCACTCAAAGACAGAGAACGATGATGACCAGAGGGTGCTTCGCGTCATCCCTGCTATTGAGGGAGGAACGAAGAAAGACGTTGGCAAATGGTTCGACTTCGTTCTGTACACCAAGATAGCCAAACGCAAAGGTGGTGCATATGAGTATGTCTGGGTTACCAGACGTACTGAAAAATATTGTCAGGCAAAAGACCGAAGCGGATTACTGGACGAAGAAATTACACAGGAATATGCTCATCTACATCAAGCAGCAAAGGAACGAGGTTGGGAATCCATCAAAGTATTAATCATAGGTGAACCTGGTTCAGGTAAGACACAGAGTTTAGAAACATTAACCGTCCCATTTTAAGGAGTATATTATGACACTTGGAGACCGAATAAAAGAGGCACGAGAACGTAAAACAGTAATTCGCAGTATGTCTCAGAGAGAACTAGCTATCCTTGCTGGAGTTTCCCCGGTAACAATTTCTAGGTTGGAAACAAATATCCAAATCGGAGTAAAATCGGACAAAATTATTCCTTTAGCAGATGCCCTTGGTGTAACAATAGATTATTTACTTGGAAGTGAGGAAGGAGAATAATATGCCATTAGCAGTAGGCGGACGAGGTGGACGACAGGACAGACTTTATGTAAACAGAGTAGAGATATTGAAAGTAGACGACCTTGAGGGGGTTGTCATCTTTGGTGAGAAAGAGGACAAATACGATTTAGCCATAGATTTGTCATTGTACCACCTTGACGCACCAAAGCCATTTGAGACCACATTGACGTTAAGAGGTAATTTCGTCAGGGATAAAGACGGTACTGTTATCAGATGGGGAGGAGCGGTATCCATAGATGATTTCCTCAAGGCTATCAGCGTTAAGGGAAACCTCAATGACGATGAAACCATTCCCGATAAATGGCTGGATGCAGCAGAGGGCCAGATAATAAAGGTGCTCAGTTATCCAAGAAACAATAGTAGCTATTCGGGTACATGGAACAGGGTATGGAAAAATGACACCGAAGATGATTTTATCAGAAAACAGTTCTTATCTGAGTATAGACGTAGTGGCTACCCAAGGAACTACGGACTTGAACAAGCAGAGCCAAAAGCAGAGGAGCAGTTAACCATTCCAACGCCAACCACTGATAGCGAAGAATTAGTATGAGTCATAAGTGTAATAATTGGGAAAGAACACATGAAACTAAAAAAAGATACAAAAAATTATACGACGAATTAGATATGCTGCCTATAAGTGATGCAGAATTAGTAATAAAATTAGGGACAACAGTTTTATGGGTACTACAAGAGCAGGGGGTATTATGATACGATGTATAGGCAGAAATGGTAACTTTGCTATGGAGAAGTGGCGCATAAGCCCTGTAATGAATGGTTATAGTACAATAGATATTTATTCCAGCAAGATAGGTAGAAACCCACCGATACAATTTAAAGGTACCCCACAGGATCTATTGGACTTGTTCGGCGACATAATAGTTGAGATAGACAGGGTGATAGACAATGACTTCATTCAATCTGATCGAGATAGCAGAGGGCGGGGTAAGCAAGCGTAACAGGTTCATCACTAAGAATAAAGTACCCCCGCTATTGACACCGAAGAAAGAAGTATTTCGAAGCACTTATATGTATTCGGATGATGTATTGAAGTATGTACGGCGTAACGGGTCAATAGGTGGTTATAAGGGGCCAAGAGCTATAGACTGGGTTATCCTGGACATGGACATTGGTGACAAAGAACCTGAATGGTTCATGGAACAGGTTTCCCGGCTGGATAGATACCTTCAGACCAATCTGGGCAATATTGGGTACGTTTGTACCTTTTCCGGGGGCGGATTCCATTTTATGATACCTGCCGCTACCTGGTCTTTTGAGTCAGGCGAGAAACTACCCTTGATAGTCAGAAATACTGTTAAAGAACAGTTTGACGGCTATGGTGTAGACATAAGCCCTCTAAGCTCATCAGGTCTGTATCGCTGTTTGAACTCATGGAACAATAAGCGTAAACTTTACAAAGTATTGACAGAAATCAGTTCAATAGCTGAATATCAAGACTATCAGGATGCAGCAGAAGAGCCAATATCCCAGAAAATAGTCTGTAAGGCTAAACAGGGATTCTGGCATGACAAAATAGTAATAACAAAGACCAAGTTTCAATCTCAAATATCGTTCACAGACACTGGCAATCCAAGGACAATTGCCACTTGTATACATAATATGCTTGATTATGGTCCCATAGAGGGATCTCGTCATCAGGTTGTACTCCGTATTGCAGGTCATTTGCATAGAAGGGGAGTTCCTCTGTCAGTAGCACGTTCTGGGGTATTGGATTGGATACAGGATAATTCTCCCGAATGGCTTACGGCAGTGGAGCAGGCATATCGGGTACCCTACCACTTCAGTTGCGATGACTACTTGATGCGTAAACATTGCAAATCCACCTGCATGTTTCACCGCAGTAAGAACTACGGTAGTGACTTGATGACTGTTACTGACCTTAAGGGTTCACTTCGGTCACGCTTAGAGGTAATGAAGGGTATCAAACTCAACCTGCACGGTATTCTCGGTATCGACCAGGATACTGATTGCTATGCAGGCGAATTGGTAACCCTTATAGGTCCCACGGGGTCAGGAAAGACTGCTTTAGCCCAGAACTTATGCATGGGCTGGTCAATGCTGGAAGGTAGGTTTGTAGAGGAATATCGGCTTGCACCCGTATTGTTCATCAGTTTAGAATTAAGCGGCTGGCTGATATACCGTAGATTTTTTCAGATAGCCACCGGTCTAAACAAATCAGCGGTTATGGCACTTCACGATAAAGAAGATGAATCGAGTGAGGCATTGAGAATGCTGGAACACTTGCATGTCAGGACCACCACGTTAGAACCGAACGCTATTGAGCAACTGATAGATGAATGCAAACCAAAGATGGTAGTTATTGACCATGTAGGCTTTCTTGACACTAAGAAGCGGGACGAACGAGAGCAGGTTTCTGAGGCATATCGTACATTCGTGGAGATGAAAAAACGACTTGGATTGATCTTTTTAGTAATCTCTCATGTTGGACGTGCCGAAGCGATAAGGATAGAGCGTGGTGAAGGTCGTCTATCGCTATATTCCGGTAAGTATTCCGGTGATATAGAGAACGGCAGCGATAAGTTCATAGCGCTTGAAAACATCCCTGACGCTGAAGGCAATACTCGGGGCCTGCTCTCCATGTTAAAGAACAGGGATGGTGACTCATGGAAAGACTTACCAGTTAAAATGGACACAGAAACATTCAGATTTGAAAGGAGGTAAAATGGAAACGGGTTTTGAACTATATGAAAAGTATCACGAGCTGTCAGGAGCATTGGACATAGAAACAGACTCAGCGCAAAGGGACGTTATAGAGCTGGAGCTACAGATAGTAGCGGAAGATATAGCAAAGAAAGTTCACACTTATGACTATATAATAACAAAAATTAAGGAAGACCTTGGCGGTTATGAGGGTAGAATAGGAGTATTGATGGAAGAGGTTTCCAGACTAAGAATGCGATGTAGAGCCAGGGAGAATGATTTAACCAGACTAAACGAGAACATAATGCTCTTCGTAAAGGATACAGGAGCACCTAACAAGAGCGGTAATTTTGTAGTAAAGACTAAGGACGGAACGAACTACACGGTAATCAAGAGAAATGGTCCGTTGATTATTCCCAGCGATGATGCTGTACCCAGTGATTTTGTTGAACAGGTACGAAAGGTTAACAGGAAGGAGGCCAGACAGTTCATTATAGACAACCCAAACGCTACCTGGGGCTCAGTACCGAAGATTGATACTCTGCTTCGCAGATGACATGGTTGGATAAGATAGTCTCAGTTGCATTTTTCCACCATGACGTAGCGGAGGTCGATGGATGGATATTTCGTATTGTGCTATTTTCCTTCTGTTCGGTGTCATTTGTGTATACGACTCAGGAGGGTAGTTCCAGTACGGTTCAATTATCAATAGCACTTCATCTTTACGAGGTAGCATTGAGTATAAATAAGTGGAAGTTTGATATTCATACCACAAGCCATTATAAAAAATAATGGCAGAAGGACACAATGAGTGGACAACGCATAACCAGGAAGAGTGCCAAAGCCAAAGCCAGACGATTACAGGATAAGTTAGCACAGATGCTATTGACCAAGTTTTCATTCCTCCAGGAATCAGACGTTCGTCCTGCTATAATGGGTGAATCCGGTGAGGATATAAAGATATCGTCAATAGCACGTGATTGTATTCCATTCTCCTTTGAATGCAAGAACAGGGAACGGTTGAACATCTGGGATGCTTTAGCCCAAGCTGAAGCTAATGCCCAGGAGGATACTATTCCAGTAGCAGTATTCAAACGTAATCGTTCAGAAGAATATGTAGCACTTAAATTAAAAGATTTTATCCAGTTATTTTAGTGAAAGGAATGAAGTATGATATTAGTAAATACTCGGGGAGAGCAGTTGAAACAGATGAGAGAGAACTTGGGACTAACCCAGCAAGACGTAGCTAACAAACTAGGGTTCCACAGAAGTGTCATATCCAACCTGGAGATTAACAGTCCCGCTCAGACAAAGAATTTGAATATCTTGGAAAACCTGGCGAAGTTCTACGATGTACCAGCTAACGAGCTGATAGTATTCTTCCCCAAAGAGATGCCAAGCAAAAATTCAACAGGACAGAAAAAGGAAAAGGTTACTATAGAGCTGGTAGACCATAAGAAAATACAAGCATTTCTGGCGGACCTGTTAAAAGACGGTCCAGTCCTAGCACAGACGATTTACCAGGCAGCAAAGGCCGAGGGCTTTTCCCATTACAATCTCACCAGAGCTAAGCGGATTCTCAAGGTCAATTCTTTCAAAGACAGAGATGTAACGTACGGTCGTTGGTACTGGAGACTACCGAAGGATGACAGGCTCCCGGAGAAAATAGTAGATCCGGTTGAGTCAAAAATAGACCAGGGGTTGGATCTTGCAACGGTGACAGGCATTATAGACCAGAGAATAGAACGGGCATTTAACAGCGTAAAAATAGAGATTACCGGTTCCGGCAGACTACTTTCAGCAGAAAACAACGAAGAATAGGCAAAACGTTCATTTTAAGCCGTAGAGGGGTGCTGGCTGCATTTTCCACTAAAAGTCATGTTCTGGTATCACTCCTTGCATTATCGTGCAACACAGGCCCTCCTACGGCGTTTAAATTACAAAAGGAACCCTCCAATGCCTGATAGTATCTTCTGGCGGACTAATTACGGAATAAGACAGTGGAACAAGCTACAAGGAGAACGTGTGATGCCTAACCCTCCCGACAAATGCCCGGTGTGTGGAGCTGCAATGTTAGAAGAATACGATGATGAAGTATTTGGTCATATGATTCTATTTAGCTGTTCCACTACTGATGATGGTTATGAGTACGCATCAAATGTGAAAACTGGTGTTTACAATCATTGCCCCAACGCTCACCGTATAGCTCTCGAAAACATTCCATACCGCAGGATGTGGAAGCGGTTGAAAGGTGCACTCAAAAACCGTATCAAATTCAAATCGATAAGTGAGGAATCTAAATCAGCTTTGACAATGGTAAAAGCATGGATGACCAAAATCGAACAGGAGGAAGGTGATGGATAGATGGTAGTAAGACTATACCGCTGGGACGTGGAAAGTATCATCGAAGAATTCGAGCTGGAAGAAATGACGGAAGACCAGGTAAGTTTCTTTGTACAAAGACACGAGCATGAACTGGAAAAGGTTACTAAACAGTTCTTCCGGGAACAGATATACAAAAGACTACTGGATAATCAGGGGGTACTATAAGTACCCTTTTTTGTGGGGATATCCAAAGCAGTGAATTATTCAAACTGGTATGGCGGGGTCAATCCGAAGTATTTATAATTCTGGTCAATAGCTGTGGCTAGAGGCTCCGCCTCATCCTGGGATGCAATCTCGTCTACGTATCTATGGATACCATGCACCGGTATGCCAAACATTTTCTCCGGTATCATAGTAGGATATCTCAATGCGCCGTTATATACAATCTTCCCATCCTTCATACTTGCTCCTACCGCCCCTCTAATCAGCCTGCCGAACGGGAACCAGGTATACATCTGATACCTTGAGAACTCCTCAAAGTCAGGCAGCGTCATCAACCCGGTGAAATATCTGGTAATAGGAGCACCGGTTACGGGGAACGCCTGTAGCGGAGCTATCTGCCAGGGATAGGTTCCAAAGAATGCCCTGTCCCTTTCGTCCTCGTCACCGAACAACCATGCAGCCGTATCCTGCGCCCACGATAGCGGTGGAGGTAATGCCGACTCGAATATAGAAGCGGGTAATGCCGTAGCCAGCGTCAGCATGAACACATCGTTCAGCATCAGTCGCTTCAGCCTGTTATACTCATCACTCCCCGGTTCGTACCCTGCCAGCCTAGCCTCCCTGACTATCTCATTTCTCATATGCACACTATTCCACCCGAACAGCTGGAACCTGGTAAGCATCCTACCCATAGACGTGGCAGCGAATGCAGGTCTGGATGCGGCATTGTACAGGAACTGACTGGCCCTAACTCCCCTATGGGAGTTATTAACCAACCAGGGGTCGTCCCTGGCGAACTCATACCCTTCCATAGTATCTCTGAGCTTCAGATACATAGCCAGATATGCTCTACGTCTCAGTCTTCGTTCAGGCCAGCGCATGAACCAGGCGGCCTTATCCACTACAGCATCAGTGATACCGAAGCGTCTTGCCTCTGTCTTCATACCCTGGTAAGTGCTATTGACCTTAGCTTTAAACCCTTCAGGTGATATATCGGGATTCTTCTTGACTATATTCACAATAGCCTTGGTCAGCTCGGGAAACTGTTCATATTTGAATGCCGGGTCGAGTCTCAGTTCTTCCACAAGAAACTCTTCCATCAGTCCCTGGCGGAATAGTTCTTTCTCTATACTGTTCCATTCAGGCTTTATCTCTTCCTCACCGGGTCTATTGTTGAGGTTCATTATACTAGCTACATGAGCCGGATCGCCTGCAAGTCTCCAATGCCTGAAGCCTGTCTGAATAATAGTATGCTGAGTGCCGCCGAGCAGATTACCGGTGACCGTCCTGAAGTTGGACAGCATAGTTATAAGGCTCCACTTGGCTTCCAGGTTAGACCAGCTACGCAGCTTGGCGTAGATTTCCATATCCTTCGACCGTTCGAGCCTCGATAGCTTGTCCCTGCCAGCCTGGGTAGTGGTATCGATACTTTCCAGTACATCCTCCGGCAGTCGATACTTCTTCCTGACCTTCTTTATCCAGTTACCTATATTCTGGTCGCTGAGCATAGCAAGCGGGCCATGCTTAAAGTGCTTAGCTTTAGTGTTTATTATCTCCTCGGTAAAGATGGTCGGATAGCCTACGTTTTGTGCCAATTTGACTCTCAGCCATGCCGCCCATTCGTCAGTATATTCACCCATGCCTTTATTTTCATAGAACTGGTCAATAGCATTTCTCCCCAGTATGAGCTGAACCTTATTATAGTAAGCCCGCATCATATTACTTATATAGCTTTTATAGATACCGGTATCCGTCCTGGTCCCTAAAGACCTCTCATCACCAGCCCGCAACGAATGCCTACCCCTTGGGTATGATACCCGTTCCGCCTGTCCAGCCTTCACCTTCATAGGCATCAAAGCATAGTTGACGAACGGTTCAGACTCCCCGATATCAGGTACTGTCTGCCCGATGAATTCCTCTCTCGCCTCCAGCCCGACAGTCAGCTGCTCCTCTTTGGACATCTTTTCCCCGCGCTTCAAGGCTTCCTGATATTTCTGTTCTATCTTCGCTTCTACCAGTTTGGTCATATCCTCCCCGGCAGGTCTGATAGACGGTACATAGTATTTGGGATTTTGTATCCCTGGAGCCTTGGGCAACAGGCTATTGACCCTATCCAATACAATTCCAGCTGTCTTTGGATCGTCGATGGTCTTTATGCCCATCTCTTTCATCACAACGTCTTGTACCATATATCTTGCAAAGGCAAGGTCGCCCACCTTCTCCAGCTCAGTCCCATACATTATTTTCCGCATCCATTTGATGCCTCCGGGAATGTCGTACAGCCCTTGATACTTCGCATGTCTCGGCAGACCATGCTCTCCCAAAATCATCTTGGTTGCCATCTTGGTCCAGAAGTTGGTCATATCCCTGTCCATAGCGTCAAACACCTGTTGAGATGTCCACTTGGACAGCTGACCGGGAATGGTATGCTTATCGTGTCTGGCTTTTTCCCACCAGCCCTTTATTTCATTCCATTCACGCTTCACGTTGACAGTATTCTCGTACTTAGGGTTCAGCATATTTCTATGTCTTATCACTGCCTCGTGCAGCTTTTCGTAGTACATAACACCCTGTTTCTTATCCTTGTCCCAATGATACCGACCAAGAGATTTATCCAACCCAGCCAATAGCTCAGTAGTTTCACCGGCTATTCTATGGTTAGCTTTAAGCCCTATATCAACCATGTTTTCCATAGATGAGTAAGGTGCTTTGCCTATCACCTTAACCGGTCGTTCCTCACCTGTTTCCGGGTCGATACGCTTGACGAACCACATTCTCTTCTTATTGTTCCACTCATGCCTATAATGTTCCATTGCCAATCTGTATGGCATACGCATATCGTCAAGCATCCTCAACGGCCTACCCTTAGCCAGGCCAGGGTTTCTACCTTCTACCCAGTTGAGTATCCGCTCCATGAATGGCGGGCTGCCTATATCCTCCCAGAACCGCAGGAATCGCTCCAGGTCCATCTTGCTGGCATTCTCTATCTGTACCCCTACTCTATCCCTGAATGCTGTTGTCCATGAGAAGATGTTTTCTATGTTTTCTGCTAATCTCGGTTCTTTACGTAAGAGATCCATTACTCTTGTCAATAGCGGTTCTGCATCGCTGCGCTCTGGAAGCTTATATTCCTGGTCAAGCCTATACTTCAGCTTCGGTACCTTCGGATTGGCCATGAACAGCATTGCTGCCTGCGTAGATTCCAACCGCTCAGCTTCTCTTTCAGTCAAAGGTGCAAGCTTATCAGCCTTAGCGAACCGCTTGATCATCTCTTTCCTGAAGTTGAAATAGTTGGTCAGCACAGGAGACTTCGCCTCTCTCCCGCCCATATAAAACCCGTATATATTCAGCCCGGTCCTGTATGCAGCTCTTGCTGCCCTGGCATGTGCTTCCTCTTCTGTAAGCTCAGGGAACTTCCGCTGTATTTCCCTCAGATAATCGGTGATACCCTTTTTCTTGGTATGCAAAGAGTTCAATATTCCCATATCGAATATTCTCCGCATAAGTCTTTGGTCAACTTCAGAGGTAAAGCCCAGGCTCTTTACATTCTCCATCCAGCTATCGAACTTCTCCGGTAACGATTCCAGCACCAGCTTGGTATTAACCTTTGCGGCTTTATCACCGTATGTACCACCTACATGCTGAAATATCTCAGTAAGATACATTTCAAACAGATGCCTGTTACTCTGGCTGACCTTCATTGCATCGAACCGTTGGTATGCACTATGCAATGCACCGAATATCTCACTGGCGGAATAAGCATCAGCGAAATCGTTATCAACGAAATGCCTCATCCTCGTGAGATATCTATACACTTCAGTCCGTTTCTCCGTATCGTTTATCGGTCGTTCGTATTCCTCGCCCTTCCAGTCCCTCATTGTCTTGGTCATTGGGAACCGGGTCTCTACACCCTTCTCATTCCTGGTAGTGAACAGAGTATGGAACCGGTGGAAGATGTCCTTGTCATTTATAATCTTCTCCACGAAGCTCTCACCAGGCTTCAGCATAGCTGTTACTTCGTCGAAAAACTCGAAGTAGCCCTGCTTTTTCGGTGTTCCCGTCAATGCTGATGTTCCCATCTTGAATTCTCTGCCCAACGAGTTCTGCCATGTTTCCAATGCCCACTTACCAGCTGAATCGGTACCGGCCTTCTTCAGTATATCATCCCATTCAATCATTATCCGCTTGAACTCAGCTGCATAGCCGTCTCTACTGATAGACTGTGCCGGATGCAAAGCCAGCTTCAGTCCTGACAGTCTCTTTGCCATCTCAGCGAAGTAGCCTTCCATTGGCGATTCTTTCAGCTTACCGGCGGCACTCTCCAGGTCGTACAAGTCAATACGCCTGCCGTCATGTCCTTTTCGTGCGAACAGTGCATGTCTGAACTTTGTTAGTGAGCCATAGTCAGTAGTCTCGAACATTATTTGGTCAAGCCATTTGGAACCAAGCTTCTCGAGGCTCATGGTTACAGGTTTATTTCTAGAATTCATAATCTCATAGTTGAATGCATTATCCCACAGCCTCATCCTGACCTCTCCCCTGTCGCCAGGCATTCCAGGTATAGCGTCAGCAGAAAATCTCAGCCCGGTAGCTATAGGCAGTTCGTAATGCAACGGGTCCTCCGACTTCGGGCTGATAGTCACCTTACCAAAGCCTTCCACGTCATAGGTAAACTTACTGTCGGGCTGTTTCCTCAGCCAGCTGATATAGCTGCCTATATACTGTTTGGCTACAGCATAAGAAGCAAGCATCTTATTACCCATAGCAGAGCTTCTACCCACTTGGTACCTGGTAAGCGGAGAGTATTTCAGACCATAATTTTTTGGTGTTTCTTCCAAAGCGGGGTTCTGACCAAGGTTCCAGAACGATTCACCGACTCTATCGCCGATAAGTTTATTATCTTTAAGCCATAGAGATTCATTCTTCTTCACCGCTTCCATATAGTTCTTCGGCAGGTCGAGGTACCAGAATACTGAGTCACCATCATTATCCGCGCCACCGAGCATACGCTTCTCGAAGTCCGACAGCAATACTCCATTCCCTTTCCTATCGAGGAACCCTCTAAACTTCAGTCCTCTACCGCCTGGTATAGAATCGGCAGGCACTCTTATGACGTAAAAGTTATTAAATTTTTGCGTCAACTGGCCGTACAGTTCCTGTGCAGGTTCTGATAAACCTTGTTTACCTTTCCTGGCTTCATGCAGTCCTTCATAAATGTTCCACATCTCTCCCAACGTGGAGTTTCTGGGCTTAAGGTCTTTTGCCTCCCTATTAATCCATGCAAAAACATCTTTGGATAGTTGGGTATCGATTACCTTATCTTTCAGTCCACCACTAAACCATACCTCGCCAGGCTTTATAGCTTCTCCAGAAGTTCTCTTTTTGATAGCATGATCTCTATTCTTCTCCCATACCTCAGCCTGAGTGAACATATCGGCGGGGAGCATATAGCTTTTACCCGAATTGGGTATATCCGGGCTGGAGACATGCTGCATAATATATCGCTTCAGCATATGTTCAAACTGAGGCCATACATACTTTTCCCTGACTACTTCAGGACCGGTACCGAACCGTTCTATCATATACCTTGCAACACCCTCGCCTACTCTCATCTCTCTTCGGTAGAAGTCTCTATCAGCTGGGTCATCCAGTTCTATCTCACTCGGGTCTGGCAGTTCGGATATCTTCATCACATCTTCTACTATCCGTCCGAATGCCTCGCCGTTGTCCTTCTCCAGTATCCACAGCTTCTGCTCCAGTCCCAGCTTGGTAACGTCTACCTTACTCAGGTCTGCCTCTTCCCCTGCATACCACCTATTGACCACATCGTTCTGCTCAGCATCCCCCTTGAAGAATGCCTTGGTGTATCGTTCGAAGAAGTCTTTGACTACTGCCGGATGGACTCTATCTTCCACCAGATGTACGAGCATCTGTCTGACCAGATGAGCATCGTCCAATCCATCCTTCAGCGTATCGTATGTGCTTCTAGCCCACCTGAACGATTCAGTATCCACTTCAGTGATAACGGGACTGTCTGTGAAGCTGTTATTCTCGTCGTAGAACTTCAGTTCCCAATCGTTCTTGGTATCATTCCACTCCAACCGCATAGAATGACTGGGCCTGTTACCCAACTGTTTGGTACCAGACAGGTATGATAGATGGGTAATCCCCTTATCTCGCAACAGTGGCGCGAACTTCTCCGGGACGATAAATATCCCCATCTTCTGTAGCAGCATTCCTTCCGGTGCGCCTGTATGCACATAATGAGCCTTACCGAATGCAGCATCCAGCGGCATCGCTCCATCTATGATATGGGACTCGAACCATTCCGGCAGTACCAGCATCGCCCCATCTGTTGACTCCTGCCCTGGCTTCGATACAGTTTCCGTCAGTGAGGCATCGATAAACTCCTCGAACTCTTTCACCCGGATAGATTCATGCTTGCCGGGTGTCCTGACCAGTTCCAGGTGTTCCCTGCCCTTGAACCCATCATTCAGGTCGTTCATAAAGACCATGCTCATATTTCTGGTACCATGCCTGGCTTCATAGACACCTGGTGTACCAGGAAATCCTGAATTTAATATCAGCTGGTTACGTTTCACCTGTGCTGCCGGGTATAGGATGAATTTCTTTGGGTTATCGAACATCATCCTCAATGTCTTTGCTACTGATTGCGGCTCAAGTGTACCGCCATTTAGCAACACATCATACAACACGCTATTGACAAAGCCTGTATCTATCTCTGGTACATCGGACTTATACTCTTTAAGCACTTCTTCCAAAGCAGGCTTGTATGCTTCAATCTCATCGGTAAGTTTCTTTACCAGCCATACCTCATCCTTGGCATGTTTCCCGCCCCACACGAAATAGCCTTCAGCCTCGGCAGCAGAAGATATTTCCTCGAACCGCTCTCTCTCACCCCAATCGCCTATCTTGTCACTAAAATCCTTATCAACAGTCCAGTGTGGTTCAGCTTCGTATGAATCGTCTTGTACCCTGAGTTTCTTTACCACTACCACTGACGGCTTATCATCCCTGGAATATTTATCAGCTACCAGTTGCAGCGGATTGGGAGAGCCACGCATCTCAGCATCACTGGTGGCATCCTTACTCTCAGAAGATAATAGCTTACCCTTGACCCTGCTATATATCATCTCGGGGATAACTACATCGTTGGCAGCTTTCAGCGCTCGTCTGACTACTGGTATCTCTTCGTCTGTCAGCTCCATCTTATGGCTGTCTTTGAGCCAGGCACGGATATCTTCCTCACCAAGAACACTTTTAGCTTTCCCGGCTTCTGATATCCTATCGTAGAACTCATCCCTGAAGCTTCTACTGTCAGTAGGCTTTGGTTTAATAAAAATCTTTTCCCCTAGTGCGGGTAAAATAACATTAGCGCCTACTTCATCCTGCCATTTAGCAAAAGCTTTTGTATCAAAGTCTTTTCCTTTTTTAAAGGATGGAACTTCTTTGCCTGTTTCAAGCTTAGCGCCTGGCATTTTACGAAAGAATTCTAGCGTTGCTGGGTTATCAATCAATCCAAAAACAGTATCTTTTGTTGGATATTCTTGTCTGATAGCATCAACTAGCGAAGCAAAAGCCCCCTTTCTCCGATGTGCTGGATCAGTAAAAGCATACCGTACAAAGACTTGATTTTTCTTTCCCGATGGATCTATAAACAAATATGCATCAGGCTTATAAGTACTGAATTCTCCGGTCTTAAGTTTCTCTGGCGAAATCCATCCCCATCCTTCAGTAGCACCTTGAGATCCTTTTAGACTTTTTAATTCACCGCGGCTTAGCTTATACGTACTTCTCAACTCATTGGGTTCAATTCCAAGCATCTTTAACACTTGTTCACCCTCTTCAACAACATTCAGTAGCCTTGCCAATGGGTTCCCTTGTTCCTGTTTCATTAAAGCAATATGATGTTTCCAAAAATCAACCTGATTCAAAGTAGATTCCACATCCCCTTGGATATGGTCCAATATTTTTTTTCTTTCAGAAATAGTTACTCGTTTTAGCCAGTTTGTTGCCCTGGCAACAAGCTGTTTCTCTGTCATATATTCCGTATGCTTGCCCTCTGATATTTCTTTATTCCATTCAGTATATTGTGCTTCCTGTCTTTTAACAGAAACTCCATCCATTTCTGCACTAAGGCTATCATAATGTTGGATAACCTTATACTTTTTCGTTTTCGGATTAAAGTCTCCAACAGAAGTAGTATTGGGAGATTCAAAAAGGGTGCCACCTATGCTAAATGGCTCAAGGAAAGTCCGCTTGCCTTTCTTGGCAGCCTTTATAACTTTTTTAGTAGAAGCTA